CTACTGACTGACTCAATACATCTGCCTCACCCTCATCCATATTTCCTTCATCTACTATTGCTTCTCTTGATTGATTCTGTGCTTCTGCTAGATTCTCTCCTTCTTTATCCTTACCTATCGTTTTACCAATAGCATAAATTCCCGCTCCCAATCCCAATCCAGCAAGAACCAACGGATTCAACATTAATTTACCAATAGCTAATAACATGGGAGCCAACCATTTGCCCATTGTTATTAACATTCCCGTCACCATACTTGTTAAGGAATTTCCAAATAACAAATATCCAGCCAACAGAACAGGCCACCAATCCTCAAAGAATTTAATAATACTCTTCAACTTTCCCTGATTATCTTTGTCACCCATCCATTCTAAAATCTTGAAAAGAACTCTACCAAGGATAACCTTTCCAATAAAATCTAAAAACTGACCCCATGCACTCTTCATGGGTTCAAGTAATTTAGTTGCCGTTTTCTTTAATCCATCAAATACTTTAAATTCTAATTTATTTTCTTTTTTTCTTCTCTTAAATGTCTCTGCCATTTTTTGCAGAAAACTTTGTTGTTTCTTATCTTGCTTCTTAGTTGCTTTTAAAGTTTCAACAATAGAATTAACACCAGTAAGAATCTCTGCTAATGCTCCTACTTTTTTTTCATCTGATGATTCTGGGATAAGTTTTTTAGTGTCTATATTTCCAGTCTTACTTCTAACTGCTAGAGAACTAGTTCCTGTAATATCTGCTGCTGTTTCTGTTGTTTGATCTTTACCAAAAAACTTAGATACATTTATTTTTCTTCTTCTTAATTTAAGTTCTTTCTTTGCCTCATTTTGAAGAAGCATCACATAATCTTTATTATATTCACCACCTAGATCTGGATTCTCCGCAAAATCCATGACAGCATTATTCAGTGCCTTATGGTAAGGTTTATCTTCATCAAGATAACCATACTCTACAAGGATGTCTAATGGATCAGTGAGTTTTATAGAACTAGGCATTAGCTTGTTGCTGTTGCTTTAACTTTTCTTCCTCAAGATGTTGTTGAAGTAGAGCCACATAGATGTCTCGTTCCCAAGGCATCATATTTTCAATCTCTGTTAAGCTATATTTATGGTACTGCATCAAGGCAAAATTCAGTTTGAAATAACCTTCCAAACTCATATGCAGTAGGGCTATGCGAAAAAAGACGCTAACCCTTCCAAAACCACATCACTCTTCACTTTCGTATTGGGATTAGTAACACTAATACTATGAGAAAGTTTAGGCATAGTTTCAAAGAATGACTCAATCTCTTTAAATTGATTAGAATTCATCTGCTCTAAGAAATCTTTCATTTCTTTCTTAGTACAATCAGCAGCAGCCCATACTTCATCTGCTGTGTAAATCTTATCAATACATGATGCAATCAAATCAAATGATTGATCCATCATATTCTTGTCATTAAAATCAAAATTGTTTTTGATGAATTGATCAAGTGATGGATACCTCATTTCCATCATAATAGATTCATCTACTTTGATTTTATTAGTGTGGTTTTCATCTCTCTGAACTTGAATATCATCTAAATTAATAGTGACAGGAACTTGAGTTTTATTGTCATCAGGACAAATAATATTAACCTCCAAATCTTCTCCAACAGACTTACCACGAATGTTGAGGAACAAATATTCAATATCAAATGTAGGTAGATTTTCTACTTTTATTCCTTTAGAAAGAATGCAACTCTTAAGAACTGCTTTAATAGCATTTGTAATTTGCTTATTATCTTCACTCTCTAGAGCAATCACAAGAACCTTCTCTTCTTTTACAAGAAATGGTCTGTATTTGACAGTCGCACCTGTCGAAGGCAACTCTAACTCATAAGTCGGAGTCGCAATTTTTGGTAAAGGCATAATTTACTTTAGCACTTCAGTATTGTTATTTAGTGGGTTTATCTAGATCCCAAAAATTCTGCAGCTAATCCACCAGCAAGATCTCCAAGGAAATCACTACCCGTTATATTATCAACTATATTATTAACTACACCACCTGCAAAACCTGCTGCATTAAAACCTGCTTGTTGTGCAGCAGTAAATGCTTGACCTAAACTAGTTCCTGAAGGAGTGGTTGGAGGATAAGCATAAGTTTTATCTAAATTTTTAACATAATACCTTATATAACTCATAGATACTGTGCATTTTAATAATGAAGATGCATCATAAGAAACAGGCATAGAGTTTATTGCTAAAGGAAATGCTCTAACAAACTCATATTCCATTATATTTTGATGATCCTTTTCAAACTTTCTAACTACTAATCCTTGATCTTGAATATAATCATCAGGATATCTCAATCTATAATTATAATCTTTACGAAGCAAATCATTATCAGTGGCTCCATCATTAGTAATGTAAGACATCCAATCTTCAAAAAATTTGATTGGTTGGTATAATCCAGCATCCACATAAAAAGTTAAATCTATTCTATCATCAAATATTCTTCTATGAACATGTTTCTCTGTAACACCTGTTCTATCATTATTAACCTCAAATGTTGCCAAATTAGATCCAGGAAGAGATGTTTCTGAACACATCATTTGAATTTTATCCTGCTTACCAACACCCCTCCATTTACTAGAAAGCGCATTAGGAATAGGTATATCCACCTCAAAATGAGATGTAGTTGCTGGTCTTAATAAATTAGCCTTAATGTCTGAGACTCTTGCTACTCGTGGCATTTTATAAATACTTTTTGACCTTATATATTATGTATAAGAGATATGGCAGAAAGTATTAAGAGTATATTTAAACCGAAGAAACCTAAGAAATATAAAGAAGATTTTGTAATTATTGTGATCTAAATGAAAATATTACAGAGTGGGGAAGTGAAGAATTTTGGATACCTTACCGTGCTCCTGATGGTAGAGTCCGTAGATACTTCCCAGATTTTATCATCAAAGTAAAAGAAAATACTGGTCAATTGAAAACATATGTTATTGAGGTAAAACCACTTAAACAAACCAAAGAACCCAAAAAGAGGAAAAGAGTGACAAAATCCTATCTCTACGAATGTCAGACATATGCTGTAAATCAGGCAAAATGGAAAGCAGCAAATGAATGGTGTAAAGATAGAAAAATTGAATTTAAGATTATAACTGAAAGAGAACTAGGGATCAAATGAATAGAATTGAAGCAGTAAAGGATGAATTAGAGAAATCTGTTAATGATCCTGAAGATCTAATGCTAATCATTATGGAAGCATTAAATAATACTGTGACTCCCATTCCTGAAGTAGGACAATACTATACCTTTATATACAACGCAAAAACTCCTGATATTACATATGACCAACATCCTCTTATTGCCTGTACAGATTTACAGTCATGGGGATTTAAAGGATTGAACTTTCACTGGAGACAATCTCGCAATTATACATGGGAAGAACTAGCAGGACAACTGTATATTGTTGATTATGATGAACTTGATGACCTTCTCAGATTTCCTTATGGAAAATTCATCCTAAATAAGTAAAAAGACTACATCTAATGGCAGATCCAGTCACCAGTGGAAGAAATAAAATAGAAATTGGAGAAGGTGAAGATAAAAAAACTATCTATACCGCAACTAAAGTAACGCCTAGTACAGGTGCTGATGGAAAGAAAACTTATAAAGTAGAAATTGTTCAATATGATAAAGCTAGTGGTGGAACAGAAACAGTAATAGGACAAAAGAAGAATGGTAAAATAACTTATAATGATGATGCAAGTGAAGATATAACAGGAAATACAGAAACCCAAAAATCAATTAATAATGCTTCTAAAACTCAATCCAAAAGCTTAGAAAAAGACCTTGTAACAAATAATGCAGAATCAAAAGCTTATCATGCAGCCAACGGAAATGGTAATGAAGGAACCGAATCTGAAAATGATCAAGATGAACCAACCATATCTAATATTAATGATGTAAAAAATATTTTGAATACAGGTGCAGGTGAAGGTGCAGATGATACAAGAGAAGAGGGTTTTACTTCAAAAGGAAAACCACTAGTTTTTCCTAGCACTCTAAGAAGATCAAGAGAAGGTGGGCAAGACTTTCTTAAATTTGATATGCTCAAATATGAACCAAGAGATTTTAATAATGAAAATTTTTCCTTCAAAGACAGATCTGAAACAACTACAAGAACTATAGGAACAGTTATTCTTCCTATTCCTGGTGGGATTCAAGATAGTGTTGGTGTTGGTTGGGGTGAATCAAGAATGACTCCATTAGATATGGCAAAGGCTAATGTCGCACTATCAACAGTAGAAGGTGGTATTGGTAAAGGTCTTGCTGCTGCAGGAAGTGCAGCAGAAAATGTAGCAGGTGCATTTGGTGATAATAAAAAAGCACTTGCAGCAGTTATTGCAGGAATGGCAGCAGGTGCAGGTAATATGCTTACCAGAACCACAGGTGCTATTGCCAACCCCAACATGGAACTATTGTTTAATGGTCCACAACTAAGAACCTTTAGTTTCCAATTTCTCCTCGCACCAAGAAATGATGCAGAAGCAAAAGATATAATTAGAATTATTAGATTCTTTAAACAAGGAATGGCTCCTATTAGAACAAAATCTAGATTATTCCTAAGATCACCCCATACCTTCCAATTATCATATAGGAATTCTAAGGGGGATGATCATAAGTACTTAAATAAGTTTAAAGAATGTGCTTTAGGTTCATTTGGAGTAAATTATACACCAAATGGAAATTACTCAACATATGAAGATGGAGTAATGACTGCATATCAAATGACTATGAGTTATAGAGAACTTAATCCAATATATAATGATGATTATGGTAATAAGAATGAATTTGGTGCAGATCCAAAAATAGGTTTCTAAAATGTCAAGTTATTTTAATTTAATTCCAGATTTTGAATATACCAGCAGACTTCCTAATGCTAAAATATCAGACTATATTACTGTAAAAAATCTTTTTAAAAGAGTGTTCCTTAGAGAGGATATTTACCAAAATATAACATTTTTTAAAAAATACTCAGTTGTTGGTGATGATAGACCAGATAATGTAGCTGCTAAAATATATCAAGATAGCACCTTAGATTGGTTAGTTCTTTTAGCTAATAATATCATAAATGTCCAAAATGAATGGCCATTACCTCAAACGGACTTTAATCGTCATCTCTTACACACCTATGATAATGATTATGACAAAATCTATAACGGAATTCATCATTATGAAACTGTTGAAGTAAAAGATAGTAATAAGATCGTTATAGTACCTGCAGGATTAGAAGTGAGTGAAGATTTTTCAACAACTTACTACGACTTCTTTATTGGTGGATTAACGACTGCAAACAATATTACAAGACCAATCACAAATTATCAATATGAAGAAAATTTGGAAAATAAGAAAAGAGAGATTTTCATCCTAAAACCAGAATATATAAGTGTCGTCATGGATGATATAGATGATCTAGCAACATATAAAAAAGGTTCCACTGAATACATCAGTGAAACCTTAAAACGAGCAGAAAATATTAGACTATTCCAATAGAAAAAAAGTAATAGGGCAATTTTTACTCGGAGTTTTTTTTCCGACTTTTTTGAAATCAAAAGTCGAATTTCCCTCAGCTATTCTTCCGCTAACTTTTGGAAGTATGATAGTGCATCATCCTCATCAGAACTAGCAGATGCCACAGCAGCAGTCACAGTTTGTTCTGCCTTACGTGTTTCAAAACTAGGTTGAAAAGAACCACGAGAGTTGTCTTCATCAGACACTT